AACATTTCCGTTTTCAAGTGTATCTGTAAGCACGATGCTAAGAGATGATAGAGCTATTAAGTCATTGCTTTCTGCACCGTCCCAGCTGATTACATCGTTAGCGATGCTAAATTCTCTAGCTACTCCGTCTACTATCCATTGGTCATTGCATACTGTTACACTAGGCCAAGCTTCTGGTTCACTTATAGCTGTTGGTTCTACTAATGTGATAGTGTTGTTATTCCACTGACCTTGAATTAATTCTGTTTGAGTTAATACTACTGGTTCGATTACTTCTTTTTTACAAGATACTAAACCTAATACTGCTACTGCTGCTGTTAAAATAATTGCTTTCATAATTTTTGTTTTTAATTGTTTGTTTTTAATTATTTGTTGTAATTTGTTATTATTAGTTCCGCCATCAGGAATCGAACCTGATACTTCGTATTGCTACGCACTCTACCAATGAGCTATGACGGGTGGATCGTATATATTTCACTCTGATCCGTAACGCTATACACGCAGGACACTACAATTAAGTAAGTATACTACGATCCAAGCGATCCTGCGCGGTCCTCATGTATTGCTACTAAGGCGACTGTCCAGAATATTATATAATACAACTAGAATATATATCTAATAGTATTCCATGCAATTGTATCTTTGTGTACTTTTTTCCATTCCTTTATAAATACAGGCTTGTGCTTGTACGAGTAACGGATATTTTTACCACCATACTGTGATACTTTTTTCTCTTGATTCTCAGGAGTCCAAAGTAAGTCTTCACCTGTTAAGTTATCTTCTAAATTTCTCACGTGTTTATCTTCGTTGTGAGTAAGGAATATAACTTCGGCTTTAACTTGAGATTTATACTCATCTTTTACATGTGTATCTAATTGATCGAATAGCTCTTCGTAATCTGCCAACCATCCGTTATAGTGGACTACTGGACTGAAGTTTACGTGCACATCATAACCAGCGTCTATAAAGCTATTGATAGCTTTTATGCGATCTAGTATGAGTGGGGTATTAGGCTCTAATTCTGTAGATATACTTTGTGGCATTAAGCTAAATCTAATCCTTACTTTTTTATTAGGATTAAATGCTAGGAATTGCTTAGGTATAACTTTAGTAGCGAATGAGGCCATAGCTATCGGGTGCTCTTTAAAGAACGTAAATATTTCTTCCCACTTATGAAATTTAGCATGAAGAGCGAAGTCTTCGTTACAGCTGATATCATACGTAGTGTATTCTGCATGCGTTTGATTGGGTTTCTCTACATTTGTAAAGAATGCATGATTATTTACTTCTGATAGAATTTGTGCGTAGTTTTGTGCTACATTTAATCCTTTGGGTAAGTGCCGTTTCATGTAGCAATAGCTACAATTTAGTAAGCACCCATATCCGAAAGAAGGCGTTATGAAGTCTGTACTTCTACCGCTCTCCCGAATCAGCATTGATTTCCTTGTTACTTTGTTTACTTTACTTTGTGATGACATTTTAATTGGGTTTAACTTGTTTACAAGTTTGTTACTTATTTTTAGGCATTGTTGCAAGTGCAATAAGGAATAATATAAGTGATATTCCGAAACCTATTAACATTCTTTCCATAATTTTAATATATATAGTTATGTAGGTCGTACCTACTTATATCCACGTTACACTACTACCGAATCAATATTGAAACGAATCTCAATCGAACGTAGTGTACCTTTTTACCCTACTAGACCTGCCGACTCTAACCTCAGCGGTAAACTTAATTCTAAGAAGAAGTCCCGTATATCTTTAGGTTCCATTAGGTCTAATTTAGTAATGTCATCAATAACAATAGGTAAATAGAATGCTCCATTACCATGTGTGCTTTTGAATCGTAGTTCTGCTATATCTCTATTTACAAATATACCTCCATAGTTGAACCAAGCTGGATGTTCTATGGGATTAATATCGGCTAATAATGTATATGCGTTAGTTTGTTTTGAAAGTAGTGACAAGTAATTAGTCTTATACTTATGCAACCACTCTGAGTTGGGATTAAGTTCTTCCATTACTTTTTATTTTTAAGGTTAATTTATATATATCCACCTATCACTAGGATTACTACTGTTATTAAAAACAATATCATATATATTTAATTTAGTTATTTCTCGTATGTAGCTACGATTATCGCAACTACTATTACTAATGCAAGTACATTCATACTTTTAATTTTTAAGTGCACATGCGGCACCAATTGCCATACTTGAAAGTGTTTCTTTTGTCACTTTTATTGCACGTCTTACTTTTACTTTTGTTCTCTTTGACATAGTATAGTTATTTAGTTGTTATATAATTTGTAATATACTCTAGAAGATCTGCATCATCTGGTATAGATTCTTGCTTGTCATTTAACATGTTAAGTATGTCTAGTACAAGTTGAGGTATTTCTTCTATATTATAGTTAGTCTTCTTCATAAAGCTTGCCTTTTAATGTAAATTCATAATCATTACATAAGCATAGGGTATTCAATCCTTCATCTGAATACACATACTCACTATCATCATGTAGCGCGTTTATTACTCTATTTGCATTACCATCTTGTTGCATGCTTTCAATTAAATCAACATCCCAACATACTCCAGTTAATGGGCAGTCATCAGCAACTAGTCTATCTAGCAATTTATCATCGTAACTTGTAAAGGATACAAATTCACTTTTACTTGGGAATTGTCCGATTGAATAAGAAACAACTCCTCCTATTAATTCACTTAGGCTATTTATGCTATCTATAACTTCAGTTACAGAATGATCATTCAAATCATGCATAGTATTTCTTATATTATCTAAGCATAACTCTTTGTTAGGATGATTATCTATTGTGTAAATTGTTGTTTTTATAGTTCTCATTATATTTAGTTTTAGTTATTTATACGGGCTTGTTTATAGCACGTTATTCTTGTAAATATACACATACACTAGCCTAAGGTCGTCCTCATTGCTTTTTTCCACGCAAATTGATGGAAATTGTACAGCCAAGTGGAAGGGTCGTAGTGGGAAGTAGTTATGTAATTTTTATGTTGGGTGAAGAGAATTTGTTGGGATTGAGGGGTGGATGGGTTGTTAATCATAGGTGGTCTCTTACATTCCTAAGAATTCCCCACCAGTTTCAACAACTCACCCACCCGTCTCCCCCGTCCTTATGTATTTCGGGTAATATAGCTACGACTCCGTGCGAATTACGCGTCAACCCTTTATAAGGAAGCCGATATACATCCAGAGGACTTAGTTATTCCCCCTCCGTCCCCTCCTCTTATAGTTTTAGGATGGGAATTCTTTACGCGTTGGTAAGACTTCTACAAGCCATTCCATTAGCGGCATCAAGTTCATCATAAGCATTGGCGAGTAATTCTTTCAATGTTTCATAGTCCCAGGCAGAGTACGCCATATCATCTTCTGTTGGAAGTTTGGACAGCTGAACAGTTAGCCAAAGTATATGATTGTTAAGTTGGTCAATACATCTCATAGTTATATATTTAGGGTTAGTATTAAATACGCTGCCAGTACATCCCTTAACCCTATCATGGGAATCATTATATTTGGGTTGTACTAGCGAGGATAGGTCACTTTCTGTGCGGATAAAATGATGTACATCATAATAAGGCATTAGGTGGTTATCCAGTTGTCGGTGAGTGCGATAGTAGTCTAGCTAAAATCACGGGCGGTTACCCTACACTCAATGTCTTGAAGTTGCTTATTATTAGCTGGCAACTTATAAAAAGGTACTGTTTTAACTTAACATAGTATATAACATGTTAGGCTAGTTTTAATTAAATACAAGTCCACTGTATACAATAAGCTTTGTAGCCTATTATATACAGCCCCTTGTTGACTTTATCTTATGCAGCCGCAAATGCAGCCCAGAAGATTGGTACAATAACTAATACTATAAATAGTAATGAGTATTTAACCTCTTCTTTTGCAGTGTTTTTATGTATCATGGTAGTGATTTTAAAGTTAAGTAAATCCCTCCACACTAGGTGAAGGGATTAATGTTGTTACATGTTCGGGTTGAACACGTTTGTGTGATCTGTAAGAAGACCATCTGCTGTGATAACTAATTGCTTTTTCATGTGATGATGAATTAAAAGTGACACATAACTTATGTTATGCGGTATTAAAGTTCCCTACAACCCAATCAAGGATTGTAGGGAATGTCTACTATGCTTCTTCTACCTCAGCAGCCTCTGCAACTAATGCAGAAAGACCAGCGAACATAGACTTGTTAGCGCGAGATGCACCTTCCAAGTGAGATACACGGATAGTAGGTTCTCCTGCATCGTCAAATGACAATGTAGAAAGGTAAGAGCGACCAGCTTCCATACCATGTGCGAAATTCGCAGCATTGATGAATGCAGTAGCAACCTCACGCTTCCCTTGAGGATTTGTAAATGATACAGACGCAATGCGGTATCCTTTACCCTTAGATGTAATCAATTCTTTTGAACCAATAGATTGAACTACTGATGTAAATTGGTATTCTGTGGCACCTGTTTGTGCGTTTTGAATAGCTTTAAATGACATAATGTGTGATGTTTGGGTATAATTATTAATGGTGTCCGTCTAGTGGACAAATCTTTTAGCCTATTCTTAGAAAAGACCGGGGGTAAACCCCCAAACTTAAGAAAGGGTGGGGATAAAGTTAATTAGAGTTCTCTCACAACCCCTCACCAAAAAAAAAAAATAAAAAATAAAAAAATAAAATCCACGATGGTCCCCAAAAGTATAACGGCTTACATACATTACTACCCGCTAGGTCATTACCTTTCAGGTAAACCTACGTATAGTACTAGTATATTTAACAATAATTAGTTAAATTACTAGGAATAATCGCAAACATTATATATCTTTGTACCACCAATTACCATTATAAACCGTTAAGCCTATGAAAAATTCAACAAGAATAGAACTCGCCCTAGCAATACTGATACTGATAGTATGCACACTACTAGTGATACGTGGGTGTAATAGGGAAACAGAATCGGCAAGTAAGGTAGTAGAGCTAAGGACGCAGCGAGTATTAGTAAAGACAGAGCACTCGATTGACTCAGCTGCGTATCAAATGGAGATTACGTATTTAAACGCCAAGCTAGTGGAACTAGAGGAGAAGGTTGCTGCTAAAAAAGTAAAGTACGTAACTGTATACAGAGATTACCTAACGGATCCTACAGACTCTGTAGTAATTACAGAAGTAGTTGAAGTATGCAATGACTTAGTAATAGAACAAGCCGAAGTAATTGTAGCTCAGGATTCGGTGATTACAACACAAGAAGAGTTCATCGTGGTACAGGATAGTACTATCACGCGACTAGATATCCTACTACTAAAATCACATGATGTATTAGAAACAGTAGAGGTAGCAAACATTAAGTTAAAAACTAAACTAAAGCGGACCCGTAAGATTGGAATAGTCGGGTTTATATCTGGAGTGATTGGTGGCGTTATACTTACAATAGCAATTTAAGAGGAAGTAAATATAGTTTAATAACAAATAACAGTAAACAATGGTGGAAGTAAACAAAGGGAGAACGTGGACAGCATTACAGGAAGATGTAATTGTATTTGTCAATGAGAGAGAAGGGTCGGCATTTCCTAGACCAAGTAATAGTGGAGTAGCTATTCTTGCAGGAGTGTTTAATAGTGGGTACTTAAATGAAGGAGGTAAATTACTATCGTCTAAAGTAGCTTTAAAGGAATTACTAGGTTCGTATGAAGTAGAGACTAGCTTAGACCTTAATATAAACTCAGATAAGAATGAGTGGCATTATGTACTTACTATGGACAAAAGTGGGTCTATCACACCTGCAACTACAGTAGCACCCGCAATACCTAAAGCAGAAGAAAAGGTAGAGGACGCTGTAGACTTCGAAGAAGTAGCTATGCTAGAGAGTGAGGATAAAATTGAACTACCCCATGAAGGTATTGGTGGAATGAAGAATGCAGATGTAATTGCATACGTACTACAAAAGACTGGTGAAAAAATACCAGCCAGAACTAAACGTGGGCAACTAATTAAGATGGCTGATGACCTCTTAGATAAAGCAAGAGATAACAAAAAATAACACTACTCACACAATAGCACAAAAGAGCAGTGCTCCTTTAGTAATAGGGGGTGCTGCTTTTTTAGTATATACCTCTAGGTTAGGGTGTAAAAAATCCTTAACTTTGTAATAAAATTAAAATTATGAAAATATTTAGAAAATCAATTCCTACTATTAAGAAGTTAAAAACAGGAGGGACATCCCTACTATTGTTTGACGGGAATAAAGATTACGCATACCAAGCAAACTTAAAAGACGTACAAGAAGCATTGAATGCTTTTGCACCTGCTGCAGAAGAAGCAGAAGAAAGTACTGGAGGTTGGCTCATACCAGAAACAGCATTCATCCTGCCAGGAGCTACAGGTGGGGTAATTGGTGATGGAAATGATCCTTTTCCAACTCACGCAGCTGCGGTAACCGCAGGAGCAACTTCATTTGTATTATTGCCAGGTAATTACTCAGAGTTATTTGACCTAGTGTCAGGAGCAAACTACTACTCTTACGAAGGGGTTACTTTTGTAGCAGGTGGGATTACAGCTACTGTAAATCAAGACGGAACTAAGTGGCTAGGGAATGCTGATTTTATTGGTAATTTTCAAATGTTGTATTTCAATTCTGCTGTGGATTTAGTTGATGTCGAAATTGAATTCAATGAGATAGAGGAAACAGGTTCAGGCGGAAGAGGATTAACTTTAAAAGTAGGTACTACAAATTTATCTAATGTAAGTGTTAAGGGTAATAAATTTACAGGTCTTGGTGGAAACGCGTATGGTATTTATTTAAGAGGAAGACTAGGAGGAGCTATTAATATAAATGAAATTTATGGAGATTACAGTGTTATAGACGCCTTCACTCACTCGAATGCTACTTTAATTATTTCTTACAATAAGTTAGTATTAAGAGACGGTGGTATTGGAGGTAATTTACCTCAGTACAAGCATGCATTTATATCTTACTTATCGGACGCTACATCTAATATAACATTACGAGGGGATATTTATAATGAAGTATCTACCTTGATGGCAAGTAACGGGGCAGCTGTAGTTAGTTGGACAGCTAACCTTGGTACAGTGACTATTGAAGGTGATATCTATGCTCTTAATAATAGAGGTATTATTTGTACAACTGGTAACGTTGTCCACAAAGGAAACCTTAAATCTTTAGATAGAGCTTATGTAATTGACGGTACTGGTAAAATAGACGCTGTAAATAGCATTGTAGAGCAAGGTAAAACTTGTACTATTGGTGGTACAGGAGAATTAGTGATACTTAATTCTACAATTAAATCTACTGCTGCAGATCATATTATTGACGTTGTAGCCAGTGGAGCATCAGTTAGAATTACAAATTCAATTTTAGAAGGTACTTCAGGAGTTTGTGTTGAACATAATGCAACTACACCTACTATAGCATTCCAAGGGAGTGTTTCTTCTAACTTAGCAAATAGCGCATTTACAGACGCGTGTTCTCCAACAGGTTTCACACAGCAAACTGGTCTTGTTGCACCTATTGTAAATTAATATGCGACATACTATGGAAAAAATAGCTAGATTAAGTAATAAGAAATGGAGCCTGGGTAAAGCTAAGGTCGTTTCTCAAGCTACAGAGATAGTACTACTAGGAGACTCCATGTTAAAGTATACGGAAGTAGGTAACTACCCTGTGAACTTAGAACCGTGGACAAGTCTATTAGGTACGGATAATGTATTTAATTACTCTACAAGTGGAGCACGAATTCGTAATATGTGGGACTATGGTACTCCTACTAACTTAAGTGAAGCTCTTGCTAAAGCACCTGACTTTACTTTAGTATCTATTGGAGCAAATAATAGACCTGACTCGGATAGTACAATAAGAAGTGAATACATTACTCTAGGTGAGTCACTGGAAACTCTAGGGACACCATTTGCTTTTAGCCTTGTGTTCCCTTGTACGGAAGCCTACAGAGATACATATAATAACGGGTTTAATACTAGGATACCTGAAATTATAGACTTACTAATAGGTGTATGTGAAGATAAGGGTTGGGAATATGTAGACCTTAAAAAACAACTAGTCTACACAAGCCTAGCTGATAACTTATCTTACTTGCGAGCAGATTATTCAAGTGATGGACTACACCTTAACAATAAAGGATATAAAGAGTTCAGTAAAGCAATTGCCGGATTTATCAATACCAAATTTTAATACAAATAAATAACTAATGAAACCCTAGGAGCAATCCTGGGGTTTTTTGGGTTTAGGGCATACCTGAGGTACGAAGGTATGTGTAGTAATAAGGGCGAAAGCCTTCGGCTTTTTGTTCTGTGTGTTAGATTCGGCACAGCAGGCCCTGGCGCGGTAAATTTTCGGATTTGATTCGTTTTACCCCCAAGGGTGGCCGCCGAGTTTTTAAGTCGCTTAGATCGCGTCAAATGACTTTTGCAAATAAATATTAACTTTTCTTGGAAGTATGAGAATTAAATGCGTACCTTTGTACCACATCACACACATAACAATAGTAATTCCTTTACGGTGCTCCTCTCTTAGACGGGTAATACTTACGCACTAGTTCGGCGTTTGGATCAGGCAACTGCTTTTATAAAAAGCAACATAAGTATAGGAGAGGGTAGGAAGGAAGTATAAGTATAGAATATTCTACACTTATAATAGCCAAGTACACCTGTAGTGTTAACTCAGACTCCTTCTGATAAGTGTACCGGCTATGATACGTCTCTGTAAATATAACTAAAAATAATCCCATAAATTACTTGGAATAACCCTAGAGATTACGTAACTTTGTACCTAGAGACAGAGAAACAATAACATGGAAAAGAAAGAATTTAATATACCAACAAAGCAAAACAGACAGGCCGTTAAAATGTACTTTGCACTTATACGCCCCTTTCTTAAGGGGCTGCAGCCAAAAGAGGCTGACATATATGCAGAGATAGTTTACCAGTATGCAGTGAAGTCGCTAACCGTACCTAACAAAGAAGACTGCCTAGCACTTGTGCTAAATACTGCAGGACGAAAAGTGATCAGTGACGAATTAGGGATTACCCAGCAAATACTAAGAAACGTATTAGCTAAGTTAAAGAAGACTGGGATTTTAAAAAACGGAAGTATAAGTGATACTTACTTATTAAAATTAAATAGTGATAGTCTTCAAATTTGTTTTAACTTTGTAATAAAGTAACACAATGAGAAACACAAACGAGCAAGATATCGAGTTTGCTCTATTTGATTTAGAAGAAGCAAACAGAGCCAAGAGAGTAGCATTAAAAGATATGCAAATTAAAAGACCTAAGAATGCAAAGAAAAGTAAAAAGGATACTAGAACAAGTAGCTAAGGAATCAAACATACCAGTCTCAGTTGTCCAGGCTGCAGTGGAGTCCCAATTCCAGTGCGCTCGTGAAGCCACTAAGTCCGGAATATCTGGTGTGCCTAGTTCGTTTAAAAATATTCGCTTTCCAAACTTAGGTCTTTTAGTTGCAAAAGAGTGGAAAATTAAAATGCTACACTCACGTAAAGAAAATAAAGTTAAAGCTACAAATAAATAAAAACTTAGCAGTGTTATTGAGAAGTAAGCACTACAGGTAAGGATAAGCTTAAGCAAATGGACTTAAGACACCTTTAATAGTATAACCGCCTAGGGGCAAAAAGTAAACAAGTAATGGAGAATGTAAACAAAGAATTAACAGCAGCATTAGATGATTTAGCATCTAGATTTGAGAACTACACAGTATCAGAGTGTCCTACTCCAACAGGTAATGATGTAATTATTATCAATCCTGAGGCAGCGCATTTTAAAGAGGTACAAACAATTGTAGAAGACTTACCTAAAAAGCATCACGAACAGTTTACATCTATGTATGTAACATTGGCATGGTCTAGACCTCATAGGATTATTAAAGCAGGTCCTACTTGTACACGTTATTCTAAAGATGATTTAGCACTATCAAGTGAAACTACTAAGTTACTTTCAAAAGTTATTCTAGGTGGGAAGTACCTAGTTTTACCAGAGAACGCATTTACAGTTAAAGTAAACGGATAGTAAGATGATCGGATCAGGAACAACAGAAAATGTAACAGGTTCAGCGGTTCGCAAAGGATTAATTGAAGGTAGTGCAGAGATCGCGGAAGCGGTCTCTACTACTTTTGGACCTTACGGGCGCAACGTAGCTATTACAATGAAATACAATGTACCACGTATTACTAAAGATGGGGCTACTGTAGCAGGCTATATGGCTTCTACTGACCCTATACGTAACGTAGCTATACAAATTATTAATCAAGCTGCAAATGAGACAGCTATATTAGCAGGTGACGGTACTACAAGTACAACTATCCTTTCTAATGAGTTAGTTAAACAGTGCTTTGAAATGATATCGCAAGGTTACCAACCTATGCAACTAAAGAGAGATTTATTAGATTTACAAGATGTATTACTACGTCACCTTGAAGTAGAGAGTGCGGAGTTAGGAGTAGATCAAATTAAATCAATTGCAATGGTAGCTTGTAATGGTAATGAGGAGTTAGCTAATTTAGTTACAGAAGCTTTTCAGGTAATAGGTGAAGATGGATCTGTTACAGTAGTACCTTCTCAAAGTCAGTACACAACTTTAGAGGCTACAGAGGGAATTAGACTTGAGCGTAGTAACATACTTACAAATGTAAGTGGAGAAGCTGCAAGAGTTAAGCACGAGAACTGTAAAGTTCTAGTAACAGATTTAGATATTACAACTTTAGCTCAGGCGCAGGTTGTTGTAAATATACAGGCTGAGTTAGGCTCACCGCTTTTGATTATTTGTAATGATTTAGTAGGGGAAGCTGCAGAAGCAATTACATTTCACGTAAGAGAGCATAAGTCTCCTATTTCAATTATCAGAGGTCCCGGTGTAGCTGTAGCTCGTAGGGAGTCCCTAAAAGACCTGGCTATAGTTACAGGTGCTAAGTTTATCTCTAAAGATGCAGGGTATGACATGGAAGATGTTAAATCTAAATTTGTAGGTAAAGCTGATATTGTTGAGATTACTGCAAATGAAACTAATATTGTAGGCCGCCACGGTGATCCTAAGTTAATTGAAGATAGAATTAACTATTACAACGAATTAATTGATCAAGATAAGCAAGGGAATACTACTAATTACAAATTACGCCGGGCTTATTTTACTTCAGGTGCCGCTGTTCTATATGTAGGAGGTACTAGTGAATCTGAAATTGATGAGAAAAAGGATTCGCTTGATGATACTATCCGGGCAGTACGAAGTGCACTAGCAGATGGATATGTAACAGGTGGGGGTTTAACTTACGCCAGACTAATGCCTAAAAGGTTATTAGCTTCTATACCTAAGAAAAAATGGTATAAAAAACACAAGTTAACAAGTGTAGAGGTTATGCAAAATAGTTTAACTAGTTTAATGACCCTTATCCTTTCTAACTCAGGGATTACAACTGCAGAAATGCACGAAGAATCCGTAATTACAAACAAAATAATTGACCCTACATTAGTAATCAAGTCAACTATCAGTAATGCAATAGGTGCAGCAATACTTATTAGCACTACGGATTGTGTAGTAGTCAGAGAAGAATTACACCATTAATATGAATAGTTTAGTTAAAGCCTGGAATCCTACTGAGAACTACTGGTCACTGCATCCAATGATGACTACATTTCTTGCGTTTAAAGAATACTATGCGCAAGATAAAACCAAAGGCAAAGTAGAATCAAGTAGGGTTATGTGGGCTATAGCTATGTTATTAGATCCGCACACTGATAACGTGCTTAGATCAATTGAACGTGGAGATCGCATTCGTATAATCTCAGAAGACTTCTTAGAAGCACCTGACTTTGACTGGGATCACACGTATGTAGTTGAGTTGATTAAGGATTATAAATTTTTAGCCTTGACGCATTTAGAGCGTCAGGTTATTAATTTTCAAAAGAAATTAGAACAACGTGACATTTTCTTGGATCAAACTAATTATACGTTAGATTCTTACAGCGAAAGTAGTAAGGCCGTTGTAAAAGGTACAGCCAAGGAATTAGATGTGATGATGATTAATACCTCTAAGCTTAATGTAGAATACAGAGGATTAACCGCATCTCTAGAAGCAGAGGAAAACGCAGGTGATATGAAAGGCGGTGCTACAGAAAGTGCCGGAGAAAGTGGAGCATTGTAATGATAAAAGAAGAAATAGAAGGAACTATAGTAAAAGAAGATGTAGGTGTACTCACAGAAGACGTAGTAAATTACTTTATTACTATTAAAAATAGAAGTAATTTCCTACTAAGTAGCATACCTACGTTGCACCCTAAATCAGGTGCTTACTTGGCGTGGTGGAAACTACACAAGCAACGTTGTATAGAAGGGTTTTGGTCTCAGGATGCAGCGGACGTTACTGTAGATGTTGACAAGTCGTTGCCTAAGGCAATACGTAACTTAGAGGGAGGTTGGCGATTTATGCCAGGTAACCTTTATTTTTACGTTAATTTTGGTACTATTATGCACCAAGATCCTACAGGCCCTAAGACTGCCCCAAAAAAAGCTATGAGACCATTTTTACGTGACGTAGAGTGGGAGTTTTTTTATAACTGGTTAGAGGCTCGTGGGTTTTCTGGATTTGCAGATGATGATGTTTACACTTGTGATAGGGCTGTCTTATCTGCAGGCAAAGATGAGTTTGTAGAAATAGGAAAAGATTGTTACAATAGTGAAGGGGAGTTAAAAGAATATATAGATGCAAGGGCTTATTTAAAGCAACTTCATTTAAAACCACTGGGGTTGCCTCTATATGAAAACGAAGCTAGAAACTTATTTATGCTAGGGTCTAGGGGATTTGGTAAGTCTTTTATGGTAGGCGGCGGAGTAATACTCCCCGAATTACTTTTTGATGGAGCACAGGCTTACACAAAAGAGTCTAGAGAAAATCCATTTAAAGTTGAGATATTCGTAGGAGCTGCGATATCATCTAAATCAGCAGATATACTAAACAAAACTAAAGAAGGACTTAATAGCTTACCTGGGGGTTGGGGTGAGGGCACTAGGTCTGCAGTGCCTGCACCATTCTCGAAGATAATGGCAGGGTCGCTTGCGCCTAACAACATGAAGAAGCCTTGGGAGCACCGTTACTCTAAGAAAATTGGAGGTATATGGAGAGATGACTGTGGTACTGGTTCTAATATTAAACACGGACTATATACAACAGCTAACCCAGAGGCTGCAGCAGGTACACGACCTGGAGTAATGGTTGTGGAGGAAGTAGGACTTTTACCTAATGTACTTACTGTACACGGTTCTAATACAGCCTGTCAGTTAGAGGGATCTTGGAAATTTGGATCAACAGTATATTTAGGGACAGGGGGTAACGTTGAGAAAATTATGCAATCTGAAATTATATTCAGAGACCCTGAGGGGTTTGATTTTACATCGTTTCCAGATATATGGGAAGGTAGTGGCAAGTTAGGTTGGTTTGTACCAGCCATTTACGCCCTTAACCAATTTAAAGACGAGAACGGTAATACGGATGTATTTAAGTCTACTCGCTTTCTTAATAAAATTAGAGCTAAGAAAAAGAAATCAAAGGATGTGTCAGCCCTTGCGCTTGAGATGATGAATAGACCTATGGTCCCTTCTGAAATGTTTTTAAATGCAAAAGGAGCAATGTTCCCACAAGTAGAACTTAAAGAACATTTAGCACACATAGTAACGCATCCAAAACAGTATATAGACTCACATTGGCATGGGGAGTTGGTATGGGATGATAAAGGTAAACTTAAATGGGTAGCAGGCGATTCTGCCACCTTAGAGCGTACATGGCCTATTACAAGTAATAAAAATAGACCTGGTACTATTGAGATTTACGAAATGCCTAAAAAAGATGCACAAGGAGATGTTTACAGTAGCCGTTACCTACAAGGTACGGATACTTATGATGATGATGAGTCTAATACTTCGTCACTAGGATCCACTTGGATTCTTGATTCTCTTACAGATCGTATAGTAGCAGAGTATACAGGTAGACGTGGTACAAAAGCATTTTACGAGATTACACGTAAACTAAATATCTTTTATAGATGTGCTCATAACTATGAGCAGAATAAGAAAGGACTATACGCACACTATGACAATAAGAACTCAGTACACTGGTTAGCTGATACACCAGAGTCTCTTAAGGATGTGGCAGATATTTCAATATCTAAAGTGGGAAATAAACGAAAAGGTACAACGGCATCTGCACCGGTCAACGCTTACGGGCTGCGACTAATACTAGATTGGCTAATGACTCCTGCGTATGGGGCAGAAAATCAAGAAATACTAAATCTACATACAATAAAAAGCCCTGGCTTACTATTGGAGTTAATAAGTTACAGTGAAGACGGTAACTTTGATAGGGTGTCAGGTATGATTATGCTTATGATTATTCGAGAGGATAAGTTAAAATATGCATTTAAAAAACAACAAGCAAAAGTAGAGACTTTACTAGAAGATGATGATTTCTTTAATAGAAATTACGCAGTCTAATAGGAAATATTAATATAATCGCGTATCTTTGCAAGGTACTGTAATACATAACATATGACAAATTTAACATCTAGATTTCCTTCTCAAAAGAAGACTTTAGCTCAGAAAACAAAAAAGTGGCGTAAAGACTCCGTACAAGGAGCAATAGCCTTGGCACTTAATCGAGATGAAGGAGTGAGAGCTTCTTATAAAAATAAAGTAATTAACTTTAATTTATATTCAGATATATTAGATCCAGCAGATGTAGAGAAAATCTGTAATCCATCCGGATTAACAGGTAATATGACTGCTCCTGCTAAGTTACAGAATATGCCTATAGCTAATCCTAAGATTGACTTATTATATGGAGAATCTATTAATCGTAAATTTGATTACGCAGTTCGTGTAATTAACCCTGATGCTATAAGTGATAAAGAAAATAAATTAAAAGAAGAATTTACTCAGTTGCTAACTTCTCACATAACAGAGAATAAGTCAGAAGAAGAAATGAAGAAGGCGTTGGGTGATTTCCAACAATACTCTGAATTTGAATTCCAGGATTTTAGAGAACGCAGTGCTACTCAAATATTAAACTACTTAAACAAACACTTACGATTAGATTATAAATTTGCAAATGGGTTTAAGGATGCTTTAATTAGTTCAGAAGAAATTTACCAAGTTGACATAGTGGCTCAAGAGCCTGTTTTAAAAAAACTAAATGTACTTAACGTACATACGGTAAGATCAGGTGAATCTAACTACATTGAGGATTCCGATATTATTGCTATACGAGGTAAGATGTCACCAGGGCAAATTGTAGACGCTTTCCATGATGATCTTAAACCACATGAAATAGCTAGAATTGAAGGTGGACTTAAAAGCGCAGATGACGCAGAAGCAGGTAAGTTTGGACTTAACATTGGGAAAACAGGTAATGCTGTACCTATGGCGGCAGAAGGCCTTGATTTAGAATCCTTAGCTGGTACAGGTGACGCAGATTACACTGCAGCAGTAGATTCTGGAGGTAACATTACTGTTACTCATGTAATATGGAAGTCTTTACGTAAAGTTAAACGTGTAAAGTATTACGATCAACACGGTGATGCTCAATCTGATATTATGGATGAGACATACGAAATTGATAAGGCAGCTGGAGAAGAGGAAAAAATCCTCTGGATTAACGAATGCTGGGAAGGGACTGAGATTGGTGGAACTAACGGATTAGGTGGAACAACTGAGCCTATTTATATTAAAATGCGCCCTAGAGTTAATCAATTTAGAAGTGCAGAAAATCCTTCACGATGTCATCCAGGTATTGTAGGTACTGTATACAACACTAACGGTAACTCAGGTATGTCCCTCATGGATAGAATGAAACCATACCAGTATTTATATAATATACTAGCGTACAATGTTAACTTGTCTATTTCTAAAAACTACGGGAAGATAATGGCCCTAGATTTAGCAGAAGTACCGGGTAACTGGAAAATTGACAAATGGCTAGGGTTTGCTCAAAACATGGGTATTGCTGTTAAAGATTCATTTAAGGAAGGTGTAAAAGGCTCCGCTCAAGGTAAGTTAGCAGGGCAAATGCAAAAAGGATCTTCAGTTATTGATATGGAAATGGGTAACACTATTCAGCTATATATGAATATGATGGCTTTTGTCAAAGATGAGATGGGTGAAATAGCCGGTGTATCTAAAGGAAGACAAGGTCAAATCTCTAATCGCTCTACTTCTGGTAACGTAGAGAGAGAAGTATCACAGTCTTCGCATATTACAGAGTACTGGTTTATGGAACACGATGAAACTAAACTAAGATGTTTACAGTTGCTATTAGATACGGCTAGATCAGCTTGGAGTGATAAGACTAATAAAAAAGTACAGCACGTTCTTGATGACGGGTCTACTACTCTTATTGATATGGATCTTGATAAGTTTAGAGAATCTGAGTTTGGTTTACTTATTACTAGTGGAGGGGGTTCACATGCTCTAATGAGTACTATGAAGCAACTAGCACACGCAGGTATTCAGAATGGTATGATTAATTACACACAACTGATGGACATATTCTCAACAGAGTCCCAATCTTCAGTTAGACGTAAACTTGAAAAAGTAGAACGCCTTAAAGAAGAAAAAGACGCTAAGTCTGCAGAGCAACAGCAAAAGATGCAAGAGGAAATGATAAAGCACCAAGCCAAGCAAGAAGAATTAAAGAAGGACTTTGTACGAGAGGGCTGGTCAAGAGAAGATAATATAACTAAATCTAAATTAGATAACGACATTGTAATAGAAAGAATGCGTCAGGACAACAATGACTCTGATTCATTTAAAGATACTCATGTGGATGACTCTATGGTTAAGCTTGCTGAAATCAGAAGAGAAACTGCCACTACGGACAAAGAGTACAAATTAAAAAATAGAGTACAGGCAGAGGTAGAACGTCACAATAAAGTACACGAAGCTCAAACAAAAAGTCACAATAAATTCAAAAGTAAATAGTCCCTGTGAGTTTTAGCTATAGAAAAGGGTAAAAATTAAAAGCTACCTTGTAAAATGATGGTACGTAATTAAAATAAATACACTAAATTTGTACCAGGGAAATAAATATAAATTTAAAGGGAAGAAATATGGAATTTGATGGAATTGACTTAGATGAGATTGCTAACGCAGACTCAGTAACTGATGCTACTGATATTAAAACAGAAGAAGTAGCTATTACAGAAGACATTGCAGTAGAAGTAGATAGTAAAGATAGTGATGCGGATGATGGAGAAGAATCAAACGCAATAGATTTAGATGTGCTCGAGGATAGCGGTGACGCTGTTGAAGGTGGTGAAGATAAAGAAAAGGCAAAAGGAAATAATAAAGCTCCCTCTGATAGCACAGCCAATTTCTCTTCTCCAGATAAGTTTACTTCCCTAGCTTCGGCTTTGCGTGAAGAGGGGGCTTTAGGTAACTTAGAAGACGAGGATTTTTCAGAAATCTCAAACTCAACGGAGTTAATTGCAGCTATGGCAAAACACGCCAAAGCAAGTATGTACGAAGATTCACTAAATGAGGATCAACGTCAGTACTTAGATGCAATGGAGTCAGGTTTACCCCAGGCTATATTCCAAGACCGAAAGGCGGAATTAGACCAATACCAAGCTCTTACAGATGAGCGTATTACTGGTAGTAAAGCTCTTACAGAAGAATTAATTAAAAGATCATACGTAGCAGACGGATTAAGTGTAGAAAAAGCATCTAAATTTGCAGCTAGAGATATGGAAGGAGAATACTCTGCACAAGCAGGCATAGAAGCTAAAAACGCCCTAGTTGCCAGTGAAAGTGCTAAGCTGAATGCAGAGATTGAAACCAGTAGAGCTAAGAAGGAAGCCGATATTAAGGACGCCACTGCAAATCTTGCAGCTTTAAAATCTAAAGTCAACGAAGCCACTGATGTTATTCCTGGAATGAAAGTGAACGCGACTGTTCGAAGTAAAGTATTCAAGTCCATGACAGAAAACGTGGCAAAAAGGGGAGAGTCTCCTATGAATACTTTAATGAGAGAGTACGAAACTGATGAAGGGTTTAAAATAAAGTTGCATACGCTGTACGCACTAACGAATGGTTTAAAGGATTTCAGTAAGTTCACCAAGTCAAAACAATCTGACATTGCAGCTAAATTAGATGCAAAATTAGGATCTACGGCTAGATCTGCTGGAACACCCGTAGGATTGGGTACAGGCGCAACTACAAATAATATCGGTGCTGCATTAGCGCACTGGGAGTACGGTAAAGAGTAAAAACAACTAAAAAAAAAAAAAAATGAAAATTTCACCATTACAAATGACAGGTGCAACTAGTTGGAAAGGATTAACTACAGAAAACCATATTGGTAAAATCTGGCAGTCTGCTCCACAAAAAGTATCTGACATGATTATGACAGTGCAACAAAATGCATTTGGGAATAACATCGACAGCGTTTTGGCACAGTTCCCTACAAAAGAATTAGATTCAGATGACGATTTTACATGGGAGCTTCAATCACAAGGTGTTGATAACGTAGCATTACTTGAGTGTAGAATTAACGGAACTGCAATTGTAGCTTCTGACGAGCCAGGTAAAAACCACACAGAATTTGAATTAGTATTCCCTAAAGATTGGTTCTCTGATACTCAACGTATCGTAGGAGAAATGAACGAGATGTACCCAGTATTAATCCAAGGAACACGTTCTGAAGGAATGACTACAGTTTACACTTGTGTTATGGATACAGGTTCAATGGAAGACTTCATTCCTTACGAAGAAGTTATTGCAGGGAAATTGTTCTCCGGAGAGTATTCTCCAGTTGAGCGTACTATGTCAAGAAAAGGTCGTGAGATCGCTTACAAGTCGCACATTACAATGAGAAATGCATTCTCTCAAATCAGAATTGAGAAAAAGACTCCAGGTAACATGAGAGACAAGAAGATGGGTTCTTTCTTCAAAGGTCCTAATGGAGAAGTTATTAAATTCTGGCAACACTATGAGTCTTTTATGTTTGACAATGCGTTCCGTGAAGATATCAACAAATTGATGATGTTCGGAACTTCTAACAGAAGCTCAGATGGTAAATACAAAGTATCAGGTAAATCAGGTTATAAGATTACTGAAGGTGCTGGTATCCGTCAACAAATGGAAGCAGCTAACACTAGTTACTACAACACTTTCGCTATTGATGATTTGTCTTCAAGATTATTAGATCTTTCAGAAGGTAAATTGATCGCAGATGAGCGTGGGTTTGTATTGAGAACAGGTGAGCGTGGTGCGTGGGAATTCCACAAGTCACTTGAGAAGTTTGCTCAATTGTTTACACCATTACAAGATCAGTCAAGAATGTACAGCACTAAAGCTGGAATTTCAAGAATGGAAAAAGGTTTTGGAGGTCAGTTTGTTGAATTTATGGGACCAAACAACACGAAAGTGAGTTTGTCTGTTGATTCAATGTACGATGATAAAACTCGTAACAAATTGAAACATCCTAATGGAGGTGTGGTTGAGTCTTACAGATATGATGTATTTGACATCGGAACTGCAGAAGGTGAACCAAACGTTCAAAAGTACGGTGTAAAAGGAACACCAATTATGCACAAGTATATTGCTGGATTCAGAAACCCTTTCTCACCAGATGGTGAAGTATCGGCTATTGGAACTGCAGAAGATGCATGGGAAGAGCACAAAATGTTCGTAGGAGCGGCTATCGTAAGAGACCCGTCAAGAACACTTAGCTTCATCAACAACATGCAAGCATAAAAATAAACCAAATCACATGGGGCAAAGATGGGAAATTATTCCTATCTTTGTCTTATGTAATTTAAACTTAAAGAGAGAAGAGAATGAGTACACAAAACACAAATTGGAAAGCACCCTCGGGAAGGATTAAGGTGCAACCAGTACAACGAGCAATTAACTCTATGATTCAGGACCCTGCGCACGAAGCGTATTTCCTTTTTGGTAATTCAACTAACGAGTATGTATTACCTAGAAACAAGAGCGGTTACCTAATGAATCCTTTTACTTCTGCTGAAGAGCAAGAGTGGTTGGAAAAAATACTAGAATTAGATTTAAACTACCATAAAAAAGGTAGTGAGTGGGAAAAAGTAAAAGTAGTTTTAGGTAAAGATGCAATTATCCTAGACATGTCAAATCCTAGAGATTACATGAATTACTTAATCCTATTGGCTAACAAGAGAGCTATTGCTCCAAATGGTACAGTACAAAAGAAGAAACTTTCTTACCGTTACGTAATGTTACAGGAAGACTTCGAAGTAAAAGAAAAAGCTAAATTAGTTAACAGTACTAAAGACGCATATATGTTCTTAGGTAAACTACAAGCTAATAAACAATCAATGTTAGACTTCTTGACAGTTTACGGTAAAGGTGTAGATGATCAGTCTACAGTTGCCTTTTTAACTGGAGCGGTTTCTAATGTAATGGAAGAGGATCTAGAAGGATTCTTAGAAATTGCTAGAGACAAAGAAAACTACACGTTACGCCTAATGATCCAAAAAGCTGTTAAGCTTAATGTGGTAATACTTACAGGACGTGAGTATTCTTTACCAGGTGGTGACAAATTAGCAGATGTTGGTACAGTGGCTACGTTAGAAAACGCACTACAGTACTTAAAAGCTACAGAGAATCAAGATATACTACTTACACTCGAAGCAAGAGTAAAAAATGCAAAAGACTAGATTATGGATAACTTAGACATGAAACGGGAGTTTTTAATTTTGTACGATAAGATTACAAACTTTGAAGCTGCCGGATATGAGGATGAAGAAATAAGTCGTATCTTGACTAAAGCGCAAGAACGTGTTGTACTTTCTCGTTATAAGTCTCTAAGTAACCAAGTTCGCGAAGGGTTTGAAAACACAGAGATCAGACGTAAGGAACTACAAGAACTAGTAAAAGGTGTAACTATTACTACACCTTCACTTGACCAGACACAGGCACTACCTAATGGAGTGTTCTATGACTTGCCTACAGATTGTCTACTTGCAGTATCAGAAGAGGTTACAATAGCCTCTTCTGTTGCTTGCACAAACGGCAATAGGGTTAGAGTGAAGCCCGTAACGCACGATGAATACAGTATTAACGTAAGTAATCCGTTTAAGAAGCCAAGTGCTCTCAGAGCTATATGGAGGTTAGATTACCAAGGCCATAAACACGAGCTTATAACAGACGGGGCGTTTACAGTTAATGAATATCACTTAAGGTACATACAGGTTTTACAACCGATTATCATAGGGGCACAAACAGTTGATGGCGCAACAGGTCCGTTGAATTGTGAATTAAACGATATCCTTCACAGGAGAATAGTTGATGAAGCAGTGAAGATAGCTACAGGGGTAACTGACCCAGCTATGTACCAGATTAAGACGGTAGAGCAACAGGGGAATGAATAATAATTAACAAAAACAAGGAAAAATGACATTTTCACAAAAAGACATCCAAACTTTATTTGTAGGTAATGCAGCAGATATTACTGAAGGAGGAATGGATACAATGAATGCAGGTGAAATCGGGATCTTTAGTCCAGGTGGAACTAGAATGACTGAAGCTAGAGCTGTAACGGCATCTCATTTCGTTATTGCAAAGAAAGTAGGAACTGAATTGTTGGTTTCATCTAAAATTGCAAAAGCAAACATCACTGCAGCTTCACTTAAAGTAGGAGCAGCATCTACGGCTACTGTTTGTTCAGTAGGTTACAACGGAGTAAATGGTTCAATTGATGCAATCAATGACAACCCTTATTACCTTCGCTTAGAGATGATCGCAGGATGTGTAAATAACCACGGTGGTTACTACGCAAAACCTTCTTATTTCAAATCAGATTTAGATACAACTGAAATGGAAGTAGCTAATGCTTTAGCAATTAACACAGTTAACAACTTCTCTAGAGAAGCTTCTAAAGCTGTCTCAGTAGATGTATTAAGTTCAGCAGCTGCTACAGCTTTTGGAGTAGGTACTGGTACTTTGTCTATTGTAAAAGGAAGCACTAAAGCTATTGCGTCTGTTGATGCAACAGTAGGTGTAGAAGTAGGATCGTTTGTACGTTTTGGTACAGCTTTGACTTCTCCAGTTTACAAAGTAGTTGCAGTTGATGCAGGTACAGACACTATCACATTTGATAGAAAAGTAACTCAGGCTACTACAGTTCTTGCTAACTCAGTAGCTTCTTACATTACATTGGCTGACGCTGAAGCAGGTAACTGTGGTCTTAGATTCACAGGAGTTGAAGACGCACACGTTCTAGGTAAACTTCACAATGACGGACAAATTGTAAACTTTGAAATTACTTTACAGGATTTCGGAACTACAACTAACGCTAAAGTTGGAGGAAACGTAGGAAGTGGTACAAACTTACTAGTTTCAGAATTGGAGTATTTTTGCCAAGGTAATGAAGGTGATTTCTACGGAGAAATGGGTTTCCCAAATAACTTCGCAATTAGAAAAGAAGCTGTATTGCCATTGTATAACTTACTTACAATCACTACAAAAGAGATCTACGCTGAGTCTATCGTAGCGGGTCCAATTAGCAAAGAATTTACTTTAGCTATCCCTGCAGCTGCAGGATACGCAATTACAAGTTCTGATGATGACATCACTAACGTTCTTGAAGTTCTTTCTTCAGGTTCGGCAGATGGTGCACTAACAATGGTATAGACCATTGTTTAACACAGTAATAACATCGGGGGTGTTGGTTCAATCCTTCACCCCCTTTTTAATATCTAAAAAATGGCAATAGCAACACTAGTTCCTACAATTAGAGTGTGTATTTCTAATAACAATACTACACTCCGCGTGTATGACACAACTAGTCAATACGCAGCTGAAAATACAGGTGGTTGGGGTTCTCCGAATTCTAGCGTACTGGATATAACAGCCGCTACATTAACGTATACTACTCCAGGTGGTACAACGGCTACTAACTCTGTACTTACAGTAGTTAATGCACAAGTCACTACTACAGGAGAATTTCTGTTAGGTGAGTACACAATTACACCTGAAGACGGACAATTTGATTTTAACTACATATTAACAGCATCAGATGGTACAGTTACAACTGACTTAGCTATATTCTGGCTAGGAAGTGTTAGGTGCTGTATAGATAAACTTTGGGCTAAACATGCTCAACACTTAATAGATAACGTGTGCGTATGCACAGGTAAATCAACTCCTTATGATATCCAGGCTATAGAAGCTGAAAGTATATACGGAGCAATTAGACATGGGGTTAGCTGCGCTAACACTGTGGAACGCGATAAGTTGCTAAAAAAGCTTCAACGTATTTGTAAACTAAATAAATGTAATTGCTAATGTGTAATTCATGTAACAGCTGTTTAGATACAGCTCAAATAACAATACCTAACGGTGCTACCGGAGCAACCGGAGCTAATGGTACAGATGGTACAAATGGGACAGACGGTACAAATGGGACAGACGGTACAAACGGTACGGATGGTACAAATGGTACAGACGCAACACTTGGGTACGCTCGGTACACTGCGTTAATAACACAAGACGATGGGGATGACCCAGTAGTAACTGTACTTGGTACTAATGATATTGGCACACTTGTGTGGACAAGAGGAGCTGCTGGACAATACGGAGGTACGCTCGTAGGTGCTTTTCCTGCAGGGGCTACTTGGTTAGCAATAAATTCAGATGGTGGAACTAATGTTGAAATGGGCTTAGTACGACTATCTAACGATGTAGTAAGAATAACAACGGCAACTTTAGGAGTAGCTCAAGATGGGATGCTTAACGGGATGTCAATTGAAATTAGAGTATACAGTTAAACCTTAAACTATGACACTAGCAGACAAGATAAAATTAATCCAAGATCTACAGTGTAAACATGCAAAGGGATTGGCCGCGTTTGATACCGGCCTCTCTTTAGGTTTATGTGTAGACAGTAAAATGAAGTCCAACATACAGGTTAACTATATGGTGGATACTTTATACCGTTATAGTCCATTTACGTCTGCCGTAACAAATGCAGACAAGATTACTATAAATGTTGCAACTACAGACCCTACAGAAGAATATACTATTAGTATCGCTTATGGTTCTACGTTCCTAGTCGAAGATGCAATTATTGTGGGTACTCAGGCAACTGTAGTAGAAACACTTGTTAATTTAATAAATGCAGGAACAGATTCTCACGAATACTATTGCATATCAGCAGGAAATTTCGTATATTTGTACACGTATTCGGACACCTACAGTTACAGCGACACGCCTATTCTTACATACGAAGAAGCTAACGCTAGTAGCCCTGAGCTAGTTATAACTACCACACCCCTAACTAGTGCAGACCTTTATCTTATCTTGGACACAATAAACTGTCTTACACTTGCTGAAGTTTGTGCATTAATTACAGAAACAAAGCGATTACTTTCAGAAAATTGTTAAATATTTTAAAAGTCATCCGGTATACGCATTAAAAAAAAAATAATGAATATAACCTCAAATAAAGATTTCCTGGGCTTCGAAAGTGGTCGGGATTTTATAACATCTACTCTCGGAATGAATTCTCCAATACTCAACTCAATCGGAGCATTAATTGCTCTTTTATCTAGCTTTATAACTGATTACATGTGGGACAGCTACGAAGCTGTCTATGTACTCTGGCTACTAATGGCTCTAGACTGGTTCACAGGACTAAGCTACGCAATAAAGTCTAAGACTTATTGGAGCCGTAAAAACTTCAGAATGCCTATTTACTTTATCGCGACAAGTGTCCTGTTATCGTTATCCTGGCACCTATCCCACGTTAACGTCTTTTTCTACCCTCTACCTAGTCTAGTGTACGGTGGATTTTGCACGGTGTACCTTTCTTCTTTAATGGAGAACACAGGTAAACTAGGATGGTTACCTAAACCACTAGCGGATATGATTGCTAAAAGATTTGGACTTAAGGAACTTGCTAAAAAAAGAAATACTACCGATAAGTTGTAGTCTTAACCTATACGCTACTCTCCGTATTTTATACTAACTAATAAACATTAAACTTAAAATGACGCAATCAGAAATTAATACATTACAGCAAACACATAAAAGCGAACTATCCGCTCAAAATGCAATTGTAAAGCTGACAGGGGAATTAGTAAACGCTACTGATTTAGCTGCTTCACCTGGCACTGTAGGTTTTACTACAAATGAACCAGCAAGCCTAACTGCTGTTACTTTAAAGAATAGTAACGCTGTACGTAAATCTCTTAAAATAAACAATGCAAGTGCAGGTGTTCTTTATATTCAAGAAGGAGCTAGTGTATCTACTAGTTTATATACTTGGAGACTTGTACCTAACGCAGTTGTCATTATAGATGATTACACAGGAGTAGTTACCGGACTATGGGATGTATCTACCGGATCAGCAGTAATCACAGAAACAACTTAAAATATGTCAAGATTAATTGAACCAGCTTTAACTTCCGCAATAACCCGTACTGATATCCAAGGGTACCTTGGCTTATTAACGGCTGTATACTTTGACGGAGCCGCAACTTCTTCTGAAATTTTAATTACAGATGTAGACACATGGATAGACGTAGTAATGGACATACACCCTTCAGGTACAAGTGATGAAAGACCTACATCTATGAAATCGGCTCTATCTTCTGGATATTCAGGATCAGGTTCTGCGGGAGATCCTATTAAATTTCTACTAGAAGGATTAGAAGTATCTTCTTCTTGTAACATTAGAACATCTTTAACTTTTACTCCAGATGAAGACGGGGGGCGTTTAGATTCAAGAGTGTTCTTAGAGCGACATTCAGTAGCAGTTCCATCAGCTGATTTCCCTATTAACGCAGCAGGGCTTGCAATGGAATCAGGTGCAGATGAGCCTTATCCTCACCTCGTAAACGTTCAGTTTTTTGTAGGAGATACAATTAATACTAACGGAGTAGGTGACGCAGGTAAAATACGTTTCCAAGTAAAATCGGATGTACCTGGAACAATAGAAATGAACGAGATGGCATTATTTATTCAAAAATAGTAAAAAATTAAAAATGGGACAAATAAAAATATATTCAGAATTAAAATCAGGACAAGTTAATTTTGAAGGGTCGAGAGTTAAAAACAAAGCAATTGGTACATTAACGGTAAACGCACATCCGTCTTTAACAAATAGAATACAAATAAAATCTAACGTTTTATTAAAAAGAGACTCTGCAACAGATAACAGAGTGTTTTTTAGAAAATTAAACATTAACCGTATTCAAAATAAAGAAGGGCAAAATTTAGTTGATGCACCTCTTAGTATGGATAGAGCAGCAGTTATTGCTTATATAGAAGGACAAATTACAAAGCCAATTATTACTGAGTACTTTGAGTATGACCCCACTACAGATAGACTTGTAGCACAGAAGGATATTCAAGTAGA